GTTACTTTCTATAAGTGCCCATGCATTATACCATTCTATTATTAGTTCTAATCTCTGATGAGTTTTATTAATATCATCAAATCTACCACACCAGGCAGCTACTATCTTGTCTTGTTCTAGATAAGTTTCTGTTTCTATGCCAGTTACTTTAGTTACTTCAACTGGTGCTTTCATCACATATATAGAACATAGTGATTCTGAAGTAGTTGTCTTACCTTCTGACACGGGGTCAATAGAAGCATAATACTGTCCAAAGGTTGGATCTTTAATTGGTCTTTCCCAAACAACTAGTGTTCCTGTTTTATCTTCTTGTTTTTTAGATACAGGGAATTGCATAATGGGAAGTTTGTTTGTTTCCTTTACTGCAGGTTTACCATTCTCATCATAGAATATATCTAGGAATTCATATGCATATTCTTTCTCTTCTATTCTTCTTTGCTGTGCAGCTACTAAATGTGGAGGGAATATAGATACTGATCTATGTGCAAATGCTTCCTCAATATTTCTAGGGTGCTGAGATATCCTTAACTGGTAATCTTCCGGAGATAATTCTTTCTTCCATTTTTCAAATTGCTCTTCTAGGGCAATCAAAGCTTCTTCTACTTGTGAATTACCATATTGATCTATATGTGGTGGCATAGACCATTGCTCAGGAATAAACAAACCTGAGAGACCTTCTGTTCCTTTACTATCTATTAAATTAGTTTCTACAGCATAAATATCTTTTGAAGTAGGATTTAGGATCATATCTTTGAGAGGATTACACTGAGATAAATCCCCCACTGAGCCCGCAGCTATAAACATACCTGTAGTAATTAAACCAGATCTCATTGCTGGTCTCATATACTCATATGTCTGATCCATCTTAGGAGCAATACCTGCCTCCTCATGGAAGAAGAACTTTACTGGACCCCCTACACCATTTGTAGGATCTTTCTCAAATGACATACCTTGCATAGTACCTTTGAGACCAACCTCATTCTTTCTATCTCCTTTTCTAACTTCTATCTTCTGTTGCCACATCATTACCTTATGTGGAGTCATTGGTCTATACCAAGCAGTATGCTCATTTAAGAATGCAGCATATTCATCCAAGAATTTCCAAGAGCCTTTCTCATTTATATAGTCTTTAAGACTTGCTCCTATCTTTAATGTGACCCCAGACTCAAACCAAATCTGGTTTAAAAGCTTAGCCATATGAAAGTAAGAGGAAGCTATCTGACGTTTCTTAAGAATAGCTACATGCTTGTAGTTGAGTTCTGCCAATAGTTCATAGAGGGCCATGTGATACTGTGCATCCCGTATTTTGGCAAAGTCAAAAATTTGCTGTTCTTTATCAAATATTGGTAGGAAGTTAAGCCACATGTAGTAGTCTCTAGTAAGGTACCATATGTTGTCTCCTGATTTATAGATAACTCCTCTCCTACATCTGAGTTTTTGTTCATCCCAGTAATTGATAAAATCTTTGGATTTAAATGGAGAGTCGCAGTAATACCCATTTTCTCTGAACTTTCTTGATTCAGAATTAAATAATAAGCTAGTTTCATCAAAGTTATATTTACCTGGTTCTTTAAATAAGTCTCTTAAAAACTTGGCAAACTCTTCTCTTGAAGAAAAGTCTGTAACAGTCCAAGTACCATTATCATAGGTTGGTATGTTTTCAAATATCTCCATTACTGATCATATGCCATTCCTATTCCACCTCTTACTCTACTAGATTGTTCTTCCTGTAGATCTTTATATGCACCTTTAAAAGATGCTCTAATTGCTTCATAGTTTTTAGCAGCATTTACTAAAGCTGTAATATTACCATCTCGCCCGTGTGTGATAGGTGTAGTTTCCATGTATCTACCTAATCTATCTAACATAGATGCAATTCCTTTATATGCTCTAGATGTAGGAGTTTCAAACATTCTCTGGCAAAACTGCAAGGCTATGTATATATCTTCATCTTCAGTAGAGAAGTCTGCTTCTATTTGATCTAGAATTAAAGACTCTTTATCTAAATCCGGAGTATAAAAGAATGGGTTTAGATCTGGATTAGGACAAGTCATATAGAATAAGTACTGATATATCTTGATATAATTATCAGGATAGTTATCCATAACCATCTTAAGAGCCTTTAGGGTATAGCAATGTTCTGTAGGAATTACTTTACCATTCTGTATGTCAAATAGTTTTACTATCATTTCTTTTTAATTTTATCTCTGTTATCATGTAAGTAGTGCATAATAGCAATTACCTCATCTTTTAAATATGGTATTTCCATTTGTACTACATCCTTAACTATTGGATCTCCGTTATCATCATAACTAGTTAAAGGATATCCATATTTATCTACACCATCTGTTTCAAATACTATATGATGGATAAACATTTTCCCTGGTTGTAATTTAGGATTATGCTTTAGTATCATGTACATATAGATGCTTAACTGCAGACTGTAGTGATTAAAATTACAATCATCTAAACTAGATACAGGAGAGAGCATTTTTTCAGATACTCCCTCCCAATCTTTGTAAGATTCAGTCTTAATCTCTTTATTAGTTTTATAGTCAATAATGTTTACTTTACCATTAACTACTTCTACGAGATCTGACTGACCACAGATGCCTGCTGATTTAAGATAAACCATATGCTCTGGATACACGCCTGGTTCTAGTTTTTGTGAAGGTGCCAACTTAATACCGTCATTTAAATCTGTTGGTTTAAACACAGGTACAGTTACACCTTCTCTTTCTATTGAAGCTAAAGAACATAAGTCAGCTTCTCTTTGGTTGTGATAAAAGGTACCAAGAGACATTGCTCTTTCTGATTCAGCATTCCAAATAGATACTATCTCCTTTGGGGTATAGCCATACCATTTAGATCTTTTATTCTTACAAACCTTCTTTGCTACTTTCTCAGCATCAAAGGGTATCTTAAAATGTGATACCAAAGTTGTTACACTTATCCAATTAATCTCTGAGCCGTCATTGCTTTTATAGCTATGATCCTTGGCATTAAATACTATACTCATAGCTTATCTAATTCTTCTTCTTGTTCTTCAGTAATTAAAGCATCCCATTTACCCAATGGACATGATGCAGATAGAGATCTAGTTTTAAAAGCAAGAGAACAACCACATTCATTACAGCATGGAGCTGTACCTTTTACTGCACACTTCTTACCTTTTTCTGGACACTCATCACAAATATCATATCTGAGTCTAGAAATTTCTTCTACAGTCTCATCTCTAATAACTGAGTTTTTAATTCCTTCAAATATTTGAGATCTATTTTGCCAAATAAGATTAAGTACGTTTTTCATCTTTTTTAATTTTTAAAAATTCTTGTTTTTTACTTTCCTGGTCTAATATCTTTGAATGTAACTTTATTAATAGATCTAACTTAACTTCCATTGCTTTTTTATTATGGTAAGCTTTAAATGTAGAAGTGTCATGATCATCAAGAGATTTTGTAATTTTCTCAATAGAACCTGATACTGCTTTTGGTTTTGCAACAAACTGTCCTAAACCATCTACATTTATTCTTGGGTATTCTAAGTTAGTAAGTAACTTTCTTACATCCTTATAATAAAACTCTACTAAGTCTTCTACTAAATCTTTATTTAAATTTAAATCTTCCGCAACTGCTTCATAGATTTTTTTAACTTTCTTGGGATTCATCTCCTAAAAATTTATAATCTAAAAGTATTGTTCCTTCTGTTTGTATCTTTAAATTGGGATTTAGTTTAATTAACTTTTTGTTAGATGCATCTTTTATCACTAAACTATTTTTCTCAGCTTTATTAACACTGTTTCTTACAGTCTGTGGAGATTTAAAGATTGGCTCTTCTTCTGAAGATGCATCATAACAAAAGTCTGTTAATTCTATTGGTTCATTAAAACTTAGTAAAGTCAAGCAATTAAGATCAGAATCACTAAGATTAATTCTCTTAATGTAGCAGTGAGTGAGGATCTGAAACTTCACAATATCCCACTTAGGCATTTTTACACGCTTCTGTACTTGATTTACTATAGCCATGACTAACCTCTTTTAAGCTTTCTTCCCTCAGATTTTACTGGTTCAGAAGCATCCTCTTGATCATCATCTTCTTCATTCTGTGGAGGATTCATCATCATAGCAAATTGATATTGAATACTTGATCTTTTAAATCTTGTTTCATCAATTTCTAAAAGCATTTTTTCATAATCCAATTGAGATTTTAAATATGGCATTGACTCTTTGTAGAACTCAAACATTTTTTCTTTTTGTTCTGCTAATTGTTCTGGGGTCATTTCCATTTCTGGTTGTTGGTTTTTTGTTTCCATAAGACATTAATTTATATTAGTTTACACAAATATATATAAAATAAGTTTAAATAAAACAAGTTTAAATAAAAAATCCAGGCATACTATATACCTGGATCACTTTACTTAGAGAAGAGTAATTTATTTTTTCTTTTTTGCTACTGAACCACCTTTGGCCATATTTGACATCCAAGTTCTACCAGGAGCTGGTCCTGTTCTAGATCTTGTAGTTTTTCCTCTTAAGGTTCTAGTCTTACCACATTTTGGTCTTCCAGGTCCACAACTTTCTTCTGTTGCCATTCCTAGTTCAGCTTTTTTAAGTTTTTTAATTGGTCCACCACTCATGTATTTGGAAGACATAGATGTTGCTTTTGAGTTTGTTTTTTTCATGATTATCTGTTTTTTATAGTTAAGTTTAATATTGTAAGTAGATAAAAGTTTCTTGAGATGTCCATTTCAAATGTAAATATGTCTAATGATGATAATCTTATTCTAATCATTATTTTATCCCATTGCTTAGCGGACGATTTCCAAGAGTTTCTAAATTTCATATTATAGGTTTTTTAACATTTCTATTACTTTAGGATCTGGATACATATCACTCTTATCTTTTCTTACAGAGTTATGTGTATAGATTCCAGGTACTCCTTTGAATGCTTCTTTGTCAATAGCCCAGATTTCTGATCTATAAGTTTTAGGAATATCATATGTCTCACATAAATACTCTACTAATTGTCTTAAAGATTCTATCTGTGCATCTGAATATTTGTACCAATATTTGGTACCTTTAAATGGTGTTTCTAATGTTGTAACATTTTCAGGTTTAACTACTCCATTTACATAGTTATAGTATTTACCATTGCGGAGTTTTAATGGACCCCAGTTGCAAACTTCTATACCTACAGAAAGTTTATTAAGGTTCTGATACTTTGCACCATTCTTAGTAAAGTCTTCTGAATCAACACCTAAATGCCAAGCCCAGTGTTTAGATGAGAAACATTGTACAATGTCCCCATTCTCACCAATAACAAATGCAGTTGCTATTCTTGTATCATTACTATTCCAGTACCGTGATACAGCTACTGCATTTCCTCCACCTGCTGTATGATGCAGATAGATTTGTGTCTTCTTAGATTCTTCAGCAAAAAACTGATCTGAATCTAATCTTGCTTGTACTATTTTACTAATATCTAGTTTCATTAGTTCTTGATGTCTTTGTAAGTATCTGATGCGTCTTTTAAACCTTTTCTAAGTTTCTTTACAGTATCAAAGGTTTTACTAAGTATATTATTACCTGTAATATCAAACCAGTTTTCATTAATTGAAGCTAGTTCTATAAGTGAAAATATACCAAGTAAAATATTTGTAAGTATTGCGGGTACAGAAATTACAAAACTAAATCCTGTAAATTCAAGCAATCCATTAAGAAATGGAGTGAGTGCATAATAGTCTAAAGGAAACACAACACCTGCAGCAATATAATATCCTAAAGATTTGTAAATATATCCTTGTCTAAGAATTCTAGATTTAAATACTTCTCTATATTTTCTGTTAGATTCTTTAGCTATTTTTCTAAGGGATACTAATTTAACTATTGTATCTACAAAGATTATAAACATTAAAACTATTACCATTATCTGGATAGGTGCAAAGAAAGATGTAATTGTCAAAACTGCCAGTGTTATATTTGTTCTCATATTGTAGGTATTTGAGCTTTAATCAGAC